TGCATTTATAGCCTCTACAAGCTTATGAAGTAGTCTCGTGACGTTCTCTGGTGTGTTCAGTGCCATTACCTTACGAACCTCATCTTGTCCTTGCCGCCCCTGCGCTTCCTGCTCGCTAGCCACCTAGAATACGCCAACTCGTTGTACCTCTTCACGTGGATTATCTCGTAGAGCCCGTACATCTCTTCAAGCGTATAGTATTCGTTCAGCTCGCGAAGTGTCGCAAGCCGCTCCGACACGACGGTCGCGATCATCTGGTCGAGATTCTTTACTTCTTCGGCTCTTGGGCCTTCGCCTGTTCCTCCAATAGGGCGCGGAAACGCCCATCGGCGAAAAAACCGAAGTTCTTGTCGTACATCTTCGTCACCAGAAACACGATGTCGAACGGATCGAGCTTGCCATTGATGGCCTCGATGGTATCGAGAGGAAAATAGCCATCGTCGTTTTCGGCCTTGATGGCCGTGTACTTCAATATCCGCAGAATAAGATGCTCCTCCAGTTCCGCGAACGCAAGTACGTCGCGCTCCTTGATGAGAGGCGCGAGTTCCCTGTTCACGGACATGGCGTCGATGGCGGGAATGCTCGATATGACGAACCTCTTGCCGCCGTTCTCGACGTATTCCTTGTTCCTGAAGTCTGCTACTACTGTCATGGCTACTTTCCTTTCTTTGGTTTCTTTGTTACTGCTGGACAGAAGCCGCCTCAAGACCAGTGTTCTTGCCCGGAGCCGACATCTTCTCCATCATGAAGGTGTAGGTCTTGGCTTGCATCTTGCCATCGGGAGCGGAAGTGATCGCCGGGTCGCCTTCCGTGATACGCCCGTTCGTGAACGTCCACACGTTCTTCGCCGAGGATTGCTGGCTTCCGCTCGCGTTGATGAGAGGCGCGGAAATCGTGATGCTATCGACGGTGAGGTCGCGGATCGGAGCGATGTTGCCCGGCTGGATGTGGGCGTTGTGGAGAAGGCTTCCGAGCTGGGTGTCGGCCCTAGACTGCGGAATCACGGCGATGCTGATGGTGAACAGGTTCGGCGCGCGCCAGAACACGGCCTGTCCGTTCAGCGTGGCCTCTCCGTTCGCGACAGTGATGCGCTCTACGGTGACGGGATTCTCGTCCGCGCTAAACTCGCTGATGGTCGCAGTCTCGCCGTTTGCCATCTTGACGGCTACCGTGCCGCCAGCGAATGAAATGTCAATCATGGCTTCTTATACCTTTCCTTTGTGTTAGATGAGAACATGCGTACCGACGATCTTCTTGATCGCGTCGCCCTTCGAGTAAATGAGGACGTACTTGCATTCGTATTCGTTGCCCGTCTCGACGAGCTGGCACGAGATGTGGTAGCCCTGCGACTGAACGTCGTTCACGGCCTCCTCGTCGCCTCTAGCATAATTTAGTACAAGTGCGCGCTTCTCGGCGGAAAGGGTCTTGTTCGCAAGAATCACGCCGTTGTCGAGTCCCTTCTGCGCCGCAGAATCAATCACGGTGTAGATAGAGGAAACACCAGTCGCGTTCGCCGGAATCTTTGGCATGTTCGTGAGGAGAGTCATGAGGCCGCGAGAAATGGTTCCGCGAAGCCACAGGTCATTCACCTCGATTGCCGTGTCCGTGCCGTCGCAGTTCACTCCGCGCTGGTAAAACGTATAGGACGAGCCATACGTTTTGGTAAGGCCGAAGAAGTTGACCTTGATTCCCGTGAGAGTCCCGTACATAGCGTCATCAGTGACCGACGCAGAAATTCCGTCAGCCTTCTTGTACATGAGCGTGGGAGCCGAACCGGGCTGGTCGTAGTCTGTAGCGCATATGATGCCCATTGCGGCGCAAGCGGCGTTGCAGTAATCAGTTCCAGTTCCGCCGTACGTGACATTCACGAGTCTCTGTGCGGCACTAGACAGGTCATGTCCGATCTTGCCGGACGTGTCAGCTCCGACCTTTGTCGAAAGGAAGAACTGGATGGAATTGTCCGTGTCCTTGGCGATTAGAGAATTTGCGTCAGACGTCGAAATCTCTGTAGCTCCTGTGATTACGGTGCAACACGAGAACGGCTCGCCGGAATTGATGCAGATTTGTAGAGCGGCGTCTGGTGTCGTCGTTCCCGTGGAAGCGCACTTGATAATCAGTGCGTCAGACGGAGAAAGGCCCGTGCTACCCGTGGCGGAGAAGTATTTTTCCACCGCGTTCTTTACGGCAACGTCTGCGGCGGATGTCCCGGTAATGCCAGATGCGTCCGTGATTACAGCAGGAGCGGTCGCCGTAATCGAGGTACTAGTCGTTGTACCGTTTGGAATGATGAAGAGCCCTCGAATGGGAAGGCTGGGCGCGGAGATCGTCACTTGGGAGCCGATCTCCACATATTTCTTTTGACTGATCGCCATGTTGTCTGTCTCCTGTTAGATGGGCTTCGTCTCGACTTCCCAGCCGACGTACTCTTGCCCGAAACTCAACTCCTTCGGCACCTGAAGCTTCATGGTGAACGCCACTCGCCTCTGGTACAGGTCGCTGTCGTCATTATACACGAAAACGGTGAGTGGGTCAATGCGCAAGCTGGCGCAACCTTTCATGCGGAACTTCTCGTTCCCCTTGCCGTTCAGCCACACGCGAAGCATTCCTGATACGTCTTCGCTCGTCAGCGTGTCTGCGGAAACCTTCGCGCCATTTCTCTTCATGATTATCTGCAACTGCCACGACTGCTGTTCTATCCACTCGTCGAGCCTCGTCTCTTTCGTGGAGTTGAAGGAGAACCGTTGCCATCCTACTTGTTCAACCTTGGCAAGTCGGCAGGTCACTACTCTGTCCATGTTCTGTACGGACGGCTGTCCAAACTCTACGCAGTCGAATCCAGATATCCCAAGTTCCGTGAATCCGCGAAGGACTACGTCTCGGATTATCTTCACGACTTCGTACTTCGTCTTGTTGGCGTCGCTCATGTCACGCTCCTTCCGTCGGGTCCATATCCTCGTAGCAGTAGCACCTGCGCCAGTCGTCGTAGGCATTCCATTCAGCGCACTGGAAGACATTGTATATCTTGCCGAGATACCGAACTTGATCGCAAGTCCTCCCTCTGGCAGTATTGTTTAGATACACTCCCTTTATCCACACGGTGATTGTGGACTTCGAGGTGTCGATGCCAAAGTCCTTGTAGTCCTTCTCGCCGACGTTCTTTCCGCCGAAGGAAGAAATGATGCCCGGCTGTACGTGACCGCTCGTCCAAGTCCATTCTCCGTACGTAGGAGTCCTCTGGCCAAACTCGTCAGTCTCGTCAGACATGGCATGACGGTACTCAAATCTTATCGGCTTGATTACGCGAAGCGCACGGGCAAGTATGTCGATGTATGCCATTTTTTATCGCCTCCATTCTGTCTTTACTACGCTAGTGTCGAGTATCACGTTATCGGCGTGATGTAGAAGGTAAAACAGTGATTGTGTGGCGTAGAACTTGGCTTGAGACTCCGGAACGGCCCTTCTTCCAGTTGATATAATCTCTCTTGCTATTTCTATCGCATCCTGCTTGAAGGCATCGAACGTGTTGGAATAAATCCGCTTGCCGTTATACCTCTTGTTTATGGCATTTACTATCTTCTTTATCTTCGAGTCGATAGGGATTTCCGTATCTTTGTAGGAATAAGCCACGACGTTATCTATAGAAAGGTCTTCTATGTCGCTATCTCTCGCCTCTCGCGCCGCGATGGAATACTCGTCGGCTTTTCTCCTACCTTCTCTTGTCCATCTTTCATGAAGGCTCCTTATCTCGCTTGTTCCCGTGAGGTCGGTAACTTCGTAGGATATGCTATCCCATATAAGACCAGTCTCGACGGCAGGTTGAGACATCCCGGCCTTATATGTAAATGCCGCGTTTGAGCTTTTCTTTTTCTCTCTGACTTTTATCGTCTCGTCTGACAACTGTCCATCATATCCTAGTATGTGGGCGCGTATGATTTCGACCCAATACTTGCCGTATTCTTCAAGCCGCCTTTTTATAGTGTCTCCCACTACCCCTCTTGATATGTCATGTCGTCTAACGGTGCTGAAGCTGGTAACATCTCCACTCTTTCCGATGTTCGATATGTTGCTGTACTTGTCTTCTAGAAGAAATCTCCTGTTTTTAAGCCCCATCCTCACCATTGATCTAGTCTTCGTGTAATTTCTGTATGCTCCGAATACGGTCGTCATCACGAAATTCATTATCTCAAGCCTATGCTTCCTCAATGGATAGAACAGGTCGAATCCGTATTCTTTCTTCAGAAGTTCCACGGCTTCCGCAACGGTAAGACCGCTTCCGCCTCCCCATGTCGTATGGACTTTCTGCGCGTCCTCGTCAGATATTCCGATTCTAAGGGAATAGTCCAGCTTTCGGGGACGGTTTCGTTCGTCTCGGATATCGAAGAATCTAAACTTTCCCGGTCTAGTATTGACTGAGATAGACATGAAGATTTTGTCGCCAGTGTCCATGACGCCAAAATCCCTTCTATATCAAGTCCCTCACAGAATCGTGAGCCGTGTTTAGGTATATTCCGGCGGGGGCCTGTAGGTCGAGATAGGCAAGAAGCTCCCGACCATAAGGAGTCTCGTTCAGCCAGTACGACCAGTCGTCAACGGTAAACGAGTTAGGCTTCGTGCGCTCGATGGACACTGAGCCGATAGTGGCCTTTACCTCACTACCTCCGGGACCTCCCGCGCCGCCTTCGGACACGCTGTCGTAATCCTGCTTCGCGAGGACTATGAGATGCGCGGCCATGAGGAAAAGGGCATAGCATCGGCTGTGCCCCTTCATCGGCATGAAGAACGATTCTGGGCCGACGTGAAGCATCGCCCGAGTCCCGCACCTTTGAACGAGAGGAACGGGATAGATTGTCGCGTTGTCGAACTCTGGAAACTCGGCAAGGAATTTGTCGAGAGGGAAAACGGGCGACGACTTCTCGCAACAGTCCATAGCTGGTTACGCCTTTCTCTTCCTGCCTCTGCGTTTCTCGGACTCACGCTTCTTCACGTAGCCCGGTTGTCCCGCGTTGCGGTTGCGAACATCTATCACATCCTCCTCCGCGTCGGTGATGTTCACCGATCCGTCGCGGTTGATGACCGCACCCGCTTCCTCGATGTTCTTCTCCGTGATTGGGCGAGACGGGTCTTCCTCGTCGGACATGAGGTTCTTCTCGGCCATCTCGTCTATCTTATTCTGGTCGGAAATCTTATGGTTCTTGACAACCATGATAAGCCCGCGCTTTATGTCGCTCTGGAACTTTGGAATGCTTTCGAGGTATTCCAGCATGGCGTCGTCGACGAAAGTGTATACGCCGACAGGAATCAGGGTGCTTCTCTTGTCAAGAGGCTTGCCGGAAAACAATTCCGCGCCACCTACGAGTCCAGACCCGCCGTTGATGAGAACGGCCTTTCCGTCTGGGATGAATGAGTTGCCGGGGCCAGTCTTCCATCTCTGGTAAGAGAACGGGCCGGGACGTTTGCTGATGATTGTGTGCATTGATTCTCCAGTAGTTTAGTGGAAGAAGCCCCTCGAAGGAGGAAGGAGGCGGCGCGAGGAGAGGGGCAGAAAGAACCTCGCGCCGCCTATTTCATTAGGCCGCAACGTACTTCGCGACGGCGAACGGACACGCGATGAGCGCGCCAGCTACGCTGGCGGAGTAGGACTCCTCGCGACCCTTCAGCGTAGGAATCGCGCCGACCAGACGGAGCTTGCTCGTCTGGAACAGGTTGATGGAATCCATGCCGACGCCAGGAACGTTCTTGGCGAACACGATCATGCACGGCTCGCCGCTTGAGGCCGTTTCAAGCTCGGCGTTGAAGCGAAGCTCGACGTTCTTCCAGTTGTCGTTCAACCACGACATCGCCGTGTAGCCGTTATAGGCGTTCGGGACGGTGAACGCGGTCTGCCACGAGATCGGGCAAGCGAGCACGATTGGGAGCGAGTTGATGTCGCCGTTGCCCTTCAGGCTCGTGGCGAGGTTCTGCTTCACGACGCGCAGGGCCGAGATCATCGCATCGACCGTGAGGGTCGGATCGGCGGGATCAATCGGCAGGTTCGTAGCCGTCGGGGCGTTCACCTCGTTCAACACGCCGTACAGCTTTTTGTCCGAGATGGACGAGCCGTAGTAGAAGAAGGCGTTCGTCCAGATGTCCTGCGTGAGGACGATGGCATCCTTCTTGTCCTTGTAGGCGTTGCGGCGCATGACCCCAGCCACGGCCTCTTCGAGCTTCGTGACCTCAAGGCCCCATTCGAGACGCAGGGTGTCGCGCGTGTCCCAGCCGTAGTTGTAGCTGGCGAGAGGCGCGCGGCTCCAGTCGTCATAGAGGCTCGTGCCGCCAGACAGCTCGCGGAGCTTGAACACGATCTTCTCGGTCAGCCAGTCGCCGACGGTCTTCACGCCGAACGTCTGGACGGCGGAACGGCCCGTGTACAGGCGGTTGATTTCCTGCTCGTTGAAGTACAGGAAGAACTGGCCGAGCGCGTCGATGTTCGCGTCGCCAAGGTTGAACCCTGCGTCCTTCGCCCAGATTTCGACGGCCTCCTTGTATGTAGGGTCGCTGTCGAAGAGCTTCTTGAGAGAAGCGGAATCGCAAGAGAAGCCCATCTTCTCGGCATCCTTGATACCGAAGGTGGATTTCGTCATCGCGTCCGTCGTGCGGAAACCCTTCTTCGCCATTTCGGGCGAGAGGGAATCGGTGACAATGGTGAACTCGGGATTTTTCATCTTTGTATCTCCTTGATGCCTTAGCCGAGGTTGATGATTGCAACGTCAGCGGTGTCGTCTCCGAACTCGTTACCGGACGTGACGAGATTGGAACCGTTCTGCACGGCGAGGATTTCGCCGACGAGTGTGCCGCCAGCCGACGTGGTTGTGAGCACACCAGCAGTCGCATAGACCTTCGCGCCGACGGTCCAGCTCGAATCGTTCGCGCCCTCGGGGTCGAAGTTGACGGTGATTGTATCTCCGTTAGCGGCCGTCCCAGTGACAACAATGCCGTAGTTCGCAAGCGTTACATTTGTGCCGTCCAGCGCCCATGTCGTGCCAGTTGACACGGTAGCGGTGAACACGTACGTACCCTTCACGCCGGAAACCGCCGTGCCGAAAGTGGCCGCAGTGACGGTGACGGTCGGGGACGTAGACGCTCCCTTATAGCCATACGCCGCAACGGCGGTAGCCACCTTCGGAATGGAGACGAACCACGAACCGCGCTTGGCGACCGCGACCGTCGTGCCAGCTGGGACGGAGAGCGTCGCGATGTTCGACGGAAGGGCCATGTTCACGTGCTCGTTCGGGCTGACGAACAGTCCGAGGTAAGTGCCGCGCGTCGAGGAGTCATACGCGCCGACGCCGCCAGTGCCAGTATAGGCGGGCTGGCCGAACGTCACCGTGGAGGCCGCCGCATACGAATCGGCGCGGTAAGGCTGGGTATTTGCGTGCTCTCCGGGCTTGCCGAAGGCAAGATTCATCGTAATAGTCGTTTGCATCTTGGTTCTCCTTTTAGAGAGTCTTCATGTATTCCGCGAAAGACACGCGCGTGTCCTTCTTGCTGTCCGTGACGATCGTAGTCTCGGGAGCCTTGCGGCTGGCGAGATAGCCCTTCAGCGTAGCGAGCATATCTGACTTCTTCGCGTTCTTCAGGGCAGAAGGAGCCGAATCGAGTGTGAAGACCTTCACGGCTACATCCTGCTCGGTGCGGATTCCGTCCATCGAGATCGTGCCGAACACGTCGCCAGCCTTGGCCATGCAGTCCTTGGCAAGCTCGTCGGCGCACTTGTACTCGTCGATAGCCTTGTCACAGGCTTCCTTCTTCTCTTCATCGGCCTTCTTCTCGGCCTCGGCTATAGCCGCGTCAACGGCTTCCTTCTTCTCGGCCTCGGATTTGGCCTTGGCTTCGTCGGCAGCCTTCTTGGCTTCCTCGTCCGCCTTCTTCTGGGCCTCTTCCTGCGCCTTCTTCTCGTCTTCGGTAGGCGTGTTCAGCCATTCCTTGACTTTCGCCTTCGCCTCGTCAGAGCAGGATTTAAGCCCTTCAACGAGTTCGTCGGCAGACAATTTAGTCCATTCGGGCATATCTGTCTCCAGTTTGATTTTCGCGTCACACGTGAACGAGCAGTCCACGACCTTGCAAGTGTGACCGTTCCTTGCCTCGTCGACGAGAGCCAAGTGATTTCCGCACTTCAGCTCGGACTGCACGAAATCGTAGGGCGTTCCCTTCCAAGTACCCGGACGACGAATGAACTTGCTTCCGTATGCGAGGGAAAGCTCACGCTTGCCGTCTCTTATCTTGCGTATCATCTTCGGCGACCAGACGTCCACTCGACCGACAAGACGGTCGCCGTCGCGCCTGACTTCGGACAACACGCCAGAGAAGCCTTTCCTGTCGGGGTCTTCAAGGCCAGCGACGTTCCCGATGACCGTGTGGTCGTCGAGGAGCGGCTTCTGGTTCAGCGATGCGATGAAGTCCGGCTTGGATATCTCGGACTCCGGCCTATACACGTTGTAGAGCTTCTTGGGGTCTAGACCATATCTACCGTCTGGGTCTATCTCGCATCCGGCATACTGGAACACTCCGGCGCGGAAGAACTCCGTGTCGTCGTATCTCCAAAAACCATTCTTGTCGATAGTTAGTGCCATTCCGATGAAGATGATAGCATTATTCCGTGCGCATTGCAACTACGCCTCTGAATTTTCCTTCGCGGTCTTGTGCGAATTAGGGGGGATTCCGTCCTTCGCGCCCTTCTTTATGGCCTTGGCTTCCTCCGCGAACTTTGCGGCGCGCGCCTGTTCGTAAAGGATTTCGGCCTGTTCGACGACGGTAGGAATGTCCACGTCTCCAAAGCGAACGTCCATCGTAATGGGCTTTCCTGTCTGGCAAGCCGTCTCGAACCGTATCGTCTGCTTCACTAGCGGGGCGAACTGCGAAGTTGTGAGCTTCTTGATGTTGTTCGCGTACAGCTTTATCTCGTAGTTTCCGCTGTTGGCAAACCCCGTGAGCTGGGCCATCATGAACTTCGGCGCGGGAATCTCGACCTCAGCGCACAGGATTCCGTATTGCGCGGTCGTGAGAGGCATACACTCCGACAGGTAGGAGTCCATCTGCTTCACGTTGCTGTTCGGCGGGACAAGCCGAATGCCCCAGTTGTCGGCGTTATACTGGCAGGTCTTCAGGAACCGTTCGCCCCATTTTGGATTGGCGATTATCTTTCTGATGTTCGCCTCCATGAAGAACGACCGCTTCGACCGAAGGAGCATCGACGATTCGTTCGCGCAGACCTCTGCGGAGTATAGACGCTCAAGAATCATCTGCGGGACGGAAGGGCCTAGGTACTTGTACATCGGCTGGTAAATCTTCGCCGTCACGATGTTGCGGCGGAAGAAAACCCAAGAGCGATGGATTCTCGTTGCTCCGCTATTGAAGTCTTGTCCGCCGTAGATGTCAAAGTAGGTAGGACACATGTAGAACTTGTAGGTCGGGTCTGTAAGTTCCCTGCTACCGCTTTCGAACACCGGGCAGACGTAGTAAGGTTCCACGTTCGTCCACCCGATAAACCTGTTGCCCTTCAACTGGGAGTAATCGATAAGAGGCAACGACATGTCAACGCGATCCTCGAAGCACGGTATGAGCATCGCTCCGCCGTAGCCTCTCTTGAAGGTGTCGAACGTGCGCATCGTCTCGTCTAGGTTGAACTCCTCGGAATTGAACTTGTCTATCATTTCACGGACAAGCTTCTTTTCCGATGTGCCACGTGGCACAATCTCGTAGCCGCAAGCGACAGCGTCGTCTCCGGGCATAGAGCAAGCCTTGTATACGAAACAGTTCTGCATGAACCATCCGTTTATCTGGTCGCCGAGGAAGAAGTTTCTTGCGCCGAAGTGCCTGATTATTCTGCCGAAGATTCCGCCCACGCGCATCTGCAACGGAGACATCTCCCTAAATCCAAGAGGGACTGGGCCGTTGTACTCGCAAGCCTCGTTCGGTTGCGGAGAAGGGCATGAGTCGCAAGTGACGGAGTTTCTTCCGCGAGTCACCATTATCTTCGACTCGGGGAACAGTGACTTGCGGACTTCCTCGTCTGAAATCTCAGGTACGGGATCGATATAGCCTTCTGCAAGCCCGGTCGCTTTCGCCATCTTCTCGGCGAGCGACATTGGCTTCTTCGACTTGCCTACGCTGTCGGTTCTCTTGTTCTTTGTCTTGGGCATTGTTGGCCTCCGTGCGGACATGATACGAAAAAAAATGGCGGTTCGTCAAGTGTAGTCGTCGTCGAACGAGCCTATCGTCCGCATACCGTCCTGCTCGAAATCAGCATCAGGCACTTCAG